CCTTTATCTTACATAAATTAGGGTTTAAAAAAGCGCCCTCCCCTATAGAGGGGCAATACGAATGGCCAGGTATGTATAAACCCTTTGACCATCAAAGAACGACAGCCTCTTTTTTAACTTTAAACAAACGAGCGTTTTGCCTGAATGATATGGGCGTAGGGAAAACTATGAGCGTAGTTTGGGCAGCAGACTATCTGTTATCAAAAAAAATTATTAATCGCGTTTTGATTGTTTGCCCCTTATCTATTATGGACACTGCATGGAGAGCTGATCTATTTAAAACAGCTATGCACAGAAAAGTAGATATAGCTCATGGTTCAAAAGACAAAAGGATTAAAGTGCTAAAGTCCGATGCCGAATTTGTCATCATAAATTATGATGGCATAGAGATAGTAGTCAACGATATAGTTAAAGGTAAGTTTGATTTAATTGTATGCGATGAAGCCTCAGCGTTAAAAATACCCACTACCAGACGATGGAAAACTTTAAACTCGCTTATCACACCTAATACTTGGATGTGGCTATTAACAGGTACACCTGCTGCGCAGTCACCAATGGATGCTTACGGGCTAGCCAAAATGCTCAATCCTAATTCCGTACCTAAATATATAGGAGCGTTTAAAGATCAGGTTATGTTGCGGCTAACTCAGTTTAAATACATTCCCCGTACCGATGCACAAGCTACCGTGTACAAAGTTTTACAGCCCGCTATACGATACACCAAAGAAGAATGTTTAGACTTACCAGAGTTAACCTATGTGGAGCGGGATACTCCTATGACCTCACAACAAAAGAAATATTACGACATTCTAAAAAAAGAAATGTTATTTGAAGCGGCTGGAGAAGAAGTTAGCGCGGTCAATGCTGCGGTAAAAATGAATAAGCTATTGCAGATTAGTTCAGGGGCGGTCTATAGCGATACTGGAGAAGTAGTAGAGTTTGATTGCTCAGCAAAGCTTAAAGAAATGACAAGCGTAATAGAGCAGAGTAGCCATAAGATATTAATATTTGCTAACTTTAAGCATGGGATCATTACTATAAAAACCCATTTAGATTCACTGGGAATAACGTCAGATATTATTCATGGGGGCATATCAGCCACCAACAGAGCTAAAATAATTACAGACTTTCAAACAACAAACAATATACAGGTACTGATTATTCAACCCAAAGCCGCAGCTCATGGCATAACTTTACATGCAGCTAACACAATAATATGGTGGGGGCCCATAACAAGCACTGAAACTTATCTACAAGCCAATGCTAGAGTACATAGAGCAGGGCAAAAGAACCCTTGTACGGTAGTGCATTTAGTAGGCAGCCAAGTAGAACGGGCACTTTATACAAATCTTACTAGTAAAACAGCAGCGCAAACTACGTTACTTGATATGTATAAAAATATAATTGGACAAGCCTGAAAAACTTTGCTATATTTACACCACCTTACGATATTCGTAAGAGACAATAGGAGACCACTATGACAGAAGTAACCGCAGACAAGCTAGTATCCATATACATAAAGCTTAGAGACAAGCGTGCGCAAGCACTTAAAGAATCTGAAGAGTTAGATGCGGAATTAAAGACCCAGCAAGACATGGTGTCTGACAAACTGCAGGAAATGCTTAAAGAAATAGGCGCGGACAACATCAAAACAAAGCACGGTACGGTGACCCGTACTATAAAGACTCGTTATTGGACTAGCGACTGGGCAAGCATGTTCCAGTTCATAAAAGATAACGACGCTATGTACTTGATGGAGCAGCGTATTCACCAGACAAATATTAAAAAATTTTTAGGAGAAAACCCAGACCAATTGCCCATAGGGCTCAACAGTGACAGCAGGTATACCGTGTCAGTCCGTAAATCCAAATAGGAGGTAGCAAAGTGATAATTGACGATGTAGTAAACGAGGGCTATGATAACCCCCTCACTGATGACCAGTGGCTAACCACTGTGGAAGTAGTCTACTTACTTAAGGTAAGTAGACAAAAACTAGCTACTCTCAAAAATAAAGGGCTAATAAAGGTTTATCGCAGAGGGCTAAGTGGAAAAAACTTATACAACAAAGCAGAGTTAGCTGATTTAATAATCCAACAAAATACAATTAGGAGCATATAAAATGTCAAATGAAATGTCTTTATTCCGTGAGTCATCAGCGGTAATCCCTGCACATCTACGTACAGGTGCTTTAGATGAATTAACTAAAAGTCTTATGGGTGGAAGTGGCGTAAACAACAAGCGTATTTCTATTAAGGGCGGCATCTTCAGAATGATCGTAGATGGTCAAGAAGTCATGAAAAATGAAGATCGCTCTATGGACTTAGTTATTATTAACGCAGCGCCTAAAACTAGCAGGACGTATTATGCTGATACTTTTAAAGAAGGTGAAGTGGTGCTACCATCTTGCTGGTCTAATGATGGTGTTAAACCTGATGCTTCTTCTGAGAAAGCACAAGCAAGCGCCTGCGCAGTGTGTCCGCAAAATATAGCAGGTTCTGGTCAAGGTACATCAAGAGCGTGTCGTTTTAGTCGCAGACTAGCTGTAGTGCTAGGGCAGCCAACAGAAGATAGCGATATTTACCAATTGATACTGCCAGCGCAGTCTATCTTTGGCAAAGCGGATAATGGCAAAATGCCTTTAGAAGCCTACGCTAAATTTTTAGGTGGTAACGGGTTAAGTATTTCAAGCGTGGTAACTGAAATCCGTTTTGATACTAGCTCGGCTACTCCAAAGTTGACATTCCGTGCGGTTAAACCCTTAAGCTTAGAAGAAATGTCTATTGCTGTAGAAAAGGGGCAAAGCCCCGCAGCGGTTCAAGCAGTGTCTAATAATCCTGGCGCGATAGATGGTCAAGGTAAAAAAGAGAAAGAACTGCCTTTTGAAAAGCCTGCTGCTCCTTTATTCCGTGAGCCACAACCTGAAGAAGAAAAAGCACCTACCGTTAGAGAAAAGAAATCAGCACCTGTGGTTAAAGACTTAGCGGACGTGTTAAATCAATGGGGTGATGACGAAGACTAAAAACTTTAGTCTAGTGTAAGGGGGCTACGCGCCCCCTTTTTACCCTCTAATTTAAACAGGCAAGGTTATGACACGGAGAGAGTTTTTTAATAAGATGTTTGGCCCAACGGGCTACATCAATATAAGAGGTCTGTATTACGATCAGACTCGTGGATTGCCCATATCCAAATTTTTTAGCTCCTTAGATCAAGCCGATGCTTTTATAGGAGAGTTGCTAGAGCAAGGGCGCGAGGTGTATTTTGGCACTCCAGCCTTTGTAGATAATACTAAACAAGCGAGTGTATCTAATATCGCTTACCACCGATCGTTTTTTGTCGATATAGATTGTGGTGCAACTAAGATATACAAAACTAAAAACGAAGGAGTTAAAGCCCTGTATGAGTTTTGTACGCACGTAGAACTACCTATACCAACATTAGTAGATTCAGGTAATGGTATCCATGCGTATTGGTTTTTAACAGAAGATGTGCCTTATGACTTATGGAAACCTGTGGGCATTGGTCTAAAAGAAAAAGCACAAGAGCTGGGCTTTCATGCGGATAATAGTGTTACTGGGGATGGGGCGCGTATTCTACGGGTGCCTGATACTTTCAACACTAAAGACCCACTTAAAAAGAAACCTGTAGTAGTTAGAAATGCTTCAGAGCCTATATCTTTTGCAGACTTTTCAGCGAGGATACCGCCCGCTATATCGCATAATAACTTAACATCTACTGACGAATTAACTAAAAGCTTAATGAGCAATGGCGAGCAATCGCCTAGTAAGTTTGAAATAATCTTACGTAAAAGCCATAAGTATGTAACTAATCAAGAAAAAGTAAAAACCATTATCACTGATAAAGAGGGTAATGAAGAAGTCAGTTTTAAAAATAAAATATTTGAACGCTGCGCGGGATGCCCCCAGATACTAGATGCTTATACAAATAGAGCTACTTTAGGCGAGCCTATGTGGTGGGCGGTGCTTTCTATTGCTAAAGCATGTACAGACAGTGTTGAATATATACACATAATGTCTAAAGGACATCCTGGGTATGACGAAGGATTAACCGAAGCTAAAGCAGATCGTTTTAAAGGGCCACGCACTTGCTTACAATTCCAGCAGTTAGAGCCAGATGGGTGCAAAGGGTGTATCCACAAAGGAAAAATTACAAGCCCTATTCAATTAGGGAAATATACAGAACTCGCTACTCCTACGGACAATGTACTAGAAGATGTAGTGCATGAAGGGTTAAAGCAGAACGTGACTATGGAAGCCCCCCACACCTATCCTTATGGGTGGGCTAGACGCGCGACAGGAGGTGTCGTTAAGCTATCAATAGAGAATCAAGATGAAGAGGATGCCTCTAATGAGCAAGCGGAAGATGTTATTTATGAAAATGATCTTTGGGTTAAAAAGCGTTTAGACGACCCACATTGCAGTGGGTCATCCGTGCAGATAGTGCATATTGCTTCTCAAGGACTTAACGAGCCTAAAAAGGTCATAGAGTTTATCATGCCCTTAACTGATATAGGTAAGAGAGATAGATGCCAAGAGATATTATCTTTTCATGGTGTTTATAAGGCTATATCCCCTAGAAGCTTAGGTTTGCTTCAGCAATACTTCATGGATTGGATTGAGATGCTGGAGAAAAAGGCGGGTAAGCCAGAGCAAGCAAGGGCGCAATTTGGGTGGCATGATGATAATACTAGCTTTGTTATGGGCAACCGTGAAATAGCTCAAGGTAAAGGCATACTATTTAGCCCTACTTCTGCTGTTGCAGATGAGATAACCCCTTTGTATCAGCGCATGGGGACACTGGAGATATGGAAAAGCATAGCCAACCTATATGCCAAAAAAGGTAATGAGGCCAGAGCGTTTGTTTTGTTTATTGGCTTCGGTGCGCCAATATATAACTTTTTAAACTTAGGTAGTATGACGGTGCATCTCACTAACTCCGCTTCTGGCGTGGGTAAAACGACTACACAGAAAATGGTAGGTAGTATTTGGGGACATCCAGAAGACACCCTTATGCTTAACAAAGATACTATTAACGCTAAGTTCCACAGGTTCGGTGTACTGCGCCATTTGCCTTTACTCATAGACGAGATAACTAATATGGATCCTGACAAGTTAAGTGACTTCGTGTTTGATATATCTCAGAATAAAGGCAAAGAACGTATGTCATCACATACTAATACCCTGCGTAAAAATAAAACTTCTTGGGACACCATTGCTATAACATCAGGCAACAACAGCCTGTACGACACACTTAAAAGTCACAAAACTTCTGTAGAGGGGGAGCTTTACCGTATTATGGAGATAGCTATAGAAGGGGACGATAGCATGACTAAGGAGGAGTCCGACGTATGGTACGAGCGTATGTTGCCTGAAAACTATGGCGTAGCAGGGGAAGTATATATGGAGTATGTAGTGGAAAATTTACCTGCGGTAATTGCCCGCATGAATGAGATACAAAAAGAGTTTGATAAACGCGCAGGGTTTAAAAGTAAAGCTAGGTTTTACTCAGCGTGTTGTGCAGCGGCTTTTACTGGAGCCGAAATATCTAAAAAGTTGGGTCTTCATGATATAGACATCGAGTCTATAATGCAGTGGGGGGTACGCACATTAGGCAATATTCAAGACACAGTAAAAGAGTGCAGCTCGGAAGATTCTATGGCGGTGTTAGGGCGGTTTTTAAATGAGCATAATAGAAACATTATCGTTGTTAATGGGGGCAGTGTAACTATTAACGATCTTATTTTAAATGAAAGGCCCACTAAAGAAGCTATGGGGGCATTAGTTGTGCGTGTTGAACCTGACAATAACCACATGTTCATAGCAAAGAGCGCCTTAGAGCGATGGTGTGCAGAACGTAGAATACCAGTGCGTAGCTTTTATTCTGATATAGAAAGTAAGGGTGTTGTGATAAGTATTAAAACGCGCAAGCGGTTAGCTGAGAATACGGAAGCTGCTGGGGTTCCAGTTCCTGTACTTTGGTTAGACTCGTCTAAACTGACTACCGATTATCTACATCATTGACAACGGGGCAATGCATGGTACTATGGCATTGCGCTTATTAAGTGTTTCTCCGTGGTTCTTGCCCCGCTTTACGCGGGGCTTTTTTACATTCCAGCTTTAACTCTAAGCAAATTAATATTACGAGTAGCCTTACCCATGCGTTCTTCTAGCGCATCTAACCTTTGTCTTTTTTCATCTGCGGTTAGGCTAGGATCGCTAACTACTTTAACGTGTTGGGCTCTAAGCGTAGTCATTTGCCTTTGTAAGCTAAGTACTTGAGATCGTGTTCTAAGCATATCTTTATGCTCCGCTTGGTACTCTTTAGCTTCGTCAACACGCCCTAAGTCTTTTAGCCTTTTTAAGCTGCCCGCAACTTTATTAGATTCTTCTAATAGGTCATAGTAGCTATCTATTTGGTCTTTATAACGAGGGTCATTAACAAACGAACCTATGATTGGGTTTTTATAAAGAGATTGTGCGGGTCGTTTAACATCAGAGAATTGGTCCACAATAGCGTCTGTCAGCATTAGGGTTAAGCTGGCTAATGTACCACCGTAGCCTTTTATTAAATGGTCAGCTTTAATAGGAGCAATAAGTCCTGTAGAACCTAGCAACTTACCAAGCTCAGAGGTACTTTCATTAAACTGTAGCGCAGCTTCTTTGTCTTTTAAGTGGGGGCCGATAAGCTCATTGCCTGTTAAAAAGCTGTGATTAGTTGCAGCCTCAATTGCAGGTTTGGCTAGTTGCGGCATCATGTTAGGGCTTAGCATGGCATTAGCAAAAGAGTTCCACAAAGCGCTCTGTAGTTTAGTCGCGTCCATTGGGTTTTTAGTATCTTCACGAGACACATACTGATACAACATTTCAGGAAACGCTTTATATAAAAACCCAACTTCAGACGCTATAGGAATTTTACCTATTCCAGGAATAACAAGAGTGTTGATTTTATCTTTGTCGTTCATTTTTTGGTATTCGTCATCCCCACCTACAGCCATAGCATATACAAAAGATAGTATGGATAGATTCATAGCGGTTCTATAGAACTCTTTTCTAGCAATAGACTTTTCTTTAGCACTAATACCCGTGCCATTCATAGTGTTTAACAACACATCCATTGACTGAATATAAGCGTTCATAAAAGGTACTGTTTGAGCAAGCACCCTAACCATAGGGTCAGCCCCATGACGATTCCAATTTACAATATTCCTTGCTCGATCTTCCGCTAAAATCTTATCACCAGTTTCTTTTAAAGTCTGTTCGTATATAGCCTTGCGTTGTGCTAAATCAGAAATAGCAGAAATCTCTTCGATTTTATCTAAAAACTTTTGAACCAACGTATTAGCTTCTTGGTTATATTTTCTGTTGATATGCGCTGATAATTCTTGAGGATTTTGAGAATACCCACCAGTAACCCCTGCTCTAGCCATTTCTTTGACTATTTCGTTTTCTCTTCCTTTCAGCATATCTGCGTAAAGGGTAAAGCCATTCTTGACAACACGCCCCATAAGCTCAAAAGGTTTATTTACCCCTGATTGTGTTGCCGCTCTTGGAGCATCCTTGGCTATCATAATTACTTGGAACATAGGCAGAGAGGTGACACTCATACGCAGCAATCTACTTGCACTACCAAACATAGTAATAATAGGATGGGCAATAGGTTCTATACCTTTTATAGCAGTGACCATTGAAGGATCACTATACTCTACCCATTTTTGCTTGCCCTCTATCCATACTGGAGCAGAGTAATTNGCCCTATCTTTTGGNGGTGCGTTATGATAAATAGTATGNCCTTCGTCATCGACTACGCCTAAATCTTCAGCAACCCGTTGGTTAGCATGATTCCTAAGCCCATTTTGAATACCCCATGCAACACGCTGCACCATATTAGCAAACACATCATGCACATCTTTATCAGAGCCTGTGAAATGTTTTTCAGCATTAACGCCAGCAATACCCATAACTTTAGATCGGTAGCCTGGGTTTGTTTTTTCTATGTCGTCAATCACTCTATATAAAGGAACATAGGCAGAATCAGCACGATATTTATCGGCAAGTTCCTTACTTATAACCCCTGTATTTTCTTGAAAATCGACAATGCCATCTTTAATAGCTTTCCACATATCAGCTATTTGCTTAATCTCAGGATGTCTTTCACCGTATGCTAAACCGCTATCAATAGCGGCGGCTTGTTCAGGAGTCACTTTGACAAGTAGTTTTTTAAGTTTTTCGACCTTACTTTTGGCTGAAGCGCTAGTTCCTAATGCGTCTATTTGCCCTTGTATTTCGGTATTTCTATTTAACAGATGTTGGTATCTTTGGGCTTGTAAATAAGCGGATGCCGCGTGATCAGCATCACTACGAGAACCAATACGGTCTGCTAATTTTTTATAAAGCACTTGTAAATTATCTAAGTTATTAGCATCTTTTTCTATTCTAGCAACCCCATTCTCAATAACAGGTCTACCTTGTTGAGCCGCAGCTAATGTAAATTTTGCTGAGTCTGCTGCTTGATCCATTAGAAAATGCCCACTGATTTCTTTAGTCAATGGGTTAGTTAACGCGCCTTTAAAACGCTTTTGATATTCACGTTGGATAGGTGAACCTGAGCTAGCTACTTGTGTTCTAAACTTATCTAAACCGCCTTTAAGATCATCAACTAATTGCGACACGGGGCTTTCAGAAACATATTTACCAGCAGCAAGAACTCTATCAGTAGCAGAGGTTTTCTTTGTGGGCTTTGGTGTAGCATAAACTTCTGTAGCCGCTCTTAAGTCGGCATCGTTTTGTGGTGTTTGTATTGAATAGCGTGTGTCCCCATTACGAGCAGTCCTTTCAGATGTATTTGCTTCTTTACGCAAGGCTTTAGTCGCAAGATGTCTAGCATCAGCTTCGGTAAGTTTTAAGTTCGCTCCTAATGTGGTACGCGCCCAGTTACGAACAGCAGATACTACTCTGTGTACAATAGGTAGGCTAGGTGCTTTCTCTACAAGATAGGCTAATGCTTCTTCTGCGTGTAAATGTGCAGGGGTATCTTTAGGTATAGCCGCGCGAGCTGCATCAAACGCTTTACCTTGATTCGTCATAGCTTGGTTCTTAATATTTTCCCAAACTTTAGGCCCTACCATTTTTTCCATGCCGACATGCACACCCATTTCATGCAGGGCAACATTCTGTATAGTTTCAGGGGTAAGTTTATTAGCAACGTAATGAGTAACACCATCAGCAGTAGTCATACCTTGCACGTTTGCAGGATGATTCTCACCGGGCAATGTTTCTTGCGTATCATGTATAACAGCTTTACCCGACTCGACAAGTCGCCTCATTTCAGGAGTTAATGTACGTTTTAACTTCTCGGCTGTAAAGCCTGTGGTTGATGACGATGGCGCGGCTGAGTATGGGTAATCGGTTTTAGCTTTGGCACCGCGTTGAACATTTTTAGCCAGCACAAGTGCGCCTATTTGTATTACACGATCAGCACTGGTAATGGGTTCTTGAGTTTCACGATCATAAAAATAACTATGGCGCTCTGGATCCATACCGACTTGTCGCCAATCACCTACTCCCTTGTTGTATTCTTCCATAGCTTTTTTAGCTTCGGCGTATGCTTGTTCTGGAGTATGGTTTTCCCATTCACCCTCCATTGTGGCTATGGGTTTTTTAGGTGTTGGTATCTCTTTGCCCGCACGTTTATCAAAAACAGGTTTTCTAGTAGCTATTGCCAAAGAGGGTTTTTCTTTAAGCTTCATAGTAACATTGTTAATAATACTAGTGCTTCTATGAGCTATTGTTTTTCCCCCTTCGTGGATAGTTGGCACCCAAACATTGTGATCTGTATACGCAGGAATATCCAAACGAACATTAACTTTTTTACCTTCTTCTATAGGTGCGTTAAGTTTATCTTTTTTATCTTTCCCTGAGAGAGCTCTCCACATGTCCTCATTTGATTCAGGTTTTGGAACATAGTTATATGCTGTTACAGGTTTATTTTCATTAACTAGTTTTTGATAATCCTCATGCGTTATTTCACCACGTTCAATTTGTCGTGCACCTTCTGTTAGTTTTGAACTACGTTCAGCCGCCTCTTTGTTGGTCATATCCAATCTAGCTTTCTGTTCAACAGTAGCGTCAGGGTACCTGTCTGATATTTTAGAAGGTTCTTCTTGAGCTACCGAATATCTAGGTGCTTCTGTAGGTTTAACAACTTGCACTTGTTCTTCAGGTTTAACAACTTGCACTTGCTCTTCAGGTTTTGTTATTTGTTCTTCAGGTTTAGTTTTATTTAATTCTTCTTCGCCAAATATCGACTCTTGCTTAGGAAGAGTTTTATAAATGTCTAATATTTTTTTAGGGCCTAGAGCGCTATAGTCAGTATCTTTTAAAGCTTTTTTTATTTGAGATGGGTTTGTAAAACGAGTATCTAAACCAGACAAATATTCAGCAGCTGTTTGTTCGTTAACCGCTTCAGGAGCTTCTGCTGTATTTGAAACGGGTTGTACAACAGGCTCTATACCGGGAGTAGATGTCTGACCTTGCTCGGCTTCATTGATCGTTTTTTCTTTTTCAGCAGCGTCTATTTGTGCTACATGGTCACGGTAGTAAACATCCCAACTACTTAAAGGCACTTCATGCCCGTTCTCATCGTGTGTTAGTTGACCTGACGGTTCATTAGCATGAGCTTCTAGCTCTTTAGCGTATTGCTTTTTATCTTTATCTGAAAGCTGTGAAGCGGCTTCCACTTGTCGATTAATAACGTCCTGTAAAGAAGTCTCGTTAGGTTTAATATGGCTAGCTATGTCTGTGTAATAAGCTTGTTGCTCTGCATCTTGCTTTGCTTGTTCAGCTTGCTGCGCTTCGACCTTGCGTTGTTCTTCATCTTGCTGATTAGCTAACTCTGTTTGAGCTTGCCCTTTTTCATACATGCGGATAGGCGCACCGATAGGGGATGCTAGCCAGGCTTGATAACCAGATTCCTTGTATTCTTTATTAGCTTCATCACCAGTTACGGGTAGTTGTGCTTGAGCCCGTTCTAGCGCTTTTTGCCCAATTTCAGTAGGCACTTCTGTCGCTATATTTTTAGCAATACCCATACCAATGGTTTTGCCGAGCCCTTCTTTATAAAATTGCTCTGTTAATTGCTTGCCTGCGACTTTGCCAAACTGTTCTACAAAAAACTTTTCAGGGCCGCCAATAACATCAATACCCGCTTGTATAGCGGCTGTACCATAGGCAGCTAATAAATTAGGATCAACCTTTTCATTGTTTTTTAACTGCTCAGATATTTGACGTTCAATATTAGAACCAGCAGATATTCCAAACAAAGCTGAACCTGCGCCAGCTAACGCACCTATCGGTGCGCCTATAACTGGTAAAAAAGCAGCACCTAACGCAGCACCACCTAAAGCACCCGCACCTACTGCACCTAAATTACCCGCTTGTTCTGCAATAACTCCAGGTACTTGTGATAAAGCTTCTTTACCAGCGGCTAGATACCCTTGGTTTTCAGCAATCTGTTGTACTTTTTCAAGACTGCCAGCAGATGGTTTTTGGTTAGCTTGATGCTCTTTAAATCTTTGGGTTAATTCTTCATTAGAAAGAAAAGGTGCTTGAATAGCAGTGCCTAATCCTTCTAATGTTTCTTGAACCCCTGTTTTAAACCGCTCCCCTAGTGAAGGCTTTTCTTCTGGGATAGTTAAACTTAAATGCTTTTTTACAGTAGCATCAATAACAGAGTCTTCGGTATTGTCTGGAAATTCAAGCCTTGTACCATCGGATAATTCAGCGTATTTTGCCATTATTAAATCCTATTGCCTTTTGAGTCATATTTTATAACATTAGGGTTAGGGCTAGCATTATTATCACCTAAAACATTTTGAAGTTTTTTTGTAGCTAAGTCCACCATATGCGGGTCTTGCGATTCACTAACTATTTTATACAAATCAGCAATTGGCGTTTTATCAATAACTTCTTTTTTAGAGTAATCAGAACGGAACGATAGCTCATCCCAAATAGGTTTACCCGATGGGTCAGTTTTAAAATATTTTGC